ATGAGACTGACTTCACGCCTGTTGGGGCTATTGAGTGCCACGCTGCTTTTTACGGCAAGCGTACACGCCGCCCCACTGATTCTGGCGACCAAAAGCTTCACTGAGCAGCATATTCTCTCGGCCCTGACGGTGCAGTATCTGCAAAAGAAAGGGTTTCAGGTGCAGCCACAAACCAACATTGCCACGGTGATTTCCCGTAATGCGATGATCAATAAACAGGTTGATATGACGTGGGAATATACCGGCACCTCGCTGATTATCTTCAATCATATTAAAGAGCGTATGACGCCGGAACAGTCTTACGAAACGGTAAAACGACTGGATGCAAAACATGGCCTGGTGTGGTTAAAACCTGCCGATATGAACAATACCTACGCCTTTGCGATGCAGCGTAAACGCGCCGAGGACGAGCATATCAATACCATGACCTTTTAATTTTTAAAATCGACAAATATCGTCCAGGAGCGCCGTAAATCACGGTTGGGCATAATAATCGATTAATGATGTTTCCGAACTTTGGCGAACTTTATCAAGCTAATATGTCCCACCGGTGCCCCATAGACAATTCACTGCAGCCCAGACGGATAAAGGCCTCGCGCTAAACCTCCGGTCGAAAATACCCCACTGATTCGTTGCAAGATGAGCGATCACTTGACGCCGTATAAACACCCAGTCAATAATAACTGTATATCCAACCAGTAATTTAGCTGAGGTAGCTATGTTCGTTGAACTCGTTTACGACAAAAGAAATGTTGAGGATTTACCCGGTGCAAAAGGCATCATCTTGGCTGAACTGACCAAGAGGGTGCACCGACTGTTCCCCGATGCGGATGTGAGGGTAAAGCCAATGCAGGCGAACGCGCTGAACAGTGATTGTACGAAAACTGAGAAGGAAAGGCTAAACCGCATGCTGGAAGAAATGTTTGAAGAGGCTGACTTCTGGATGGTGAGCGAATAGCCGGACGCTAACCTCAGTCTTTACGTAGATACAAGAACACTTCATTATCAGATTACCTTGTAAATTTTGATCCGCTTACGGGTGCGCACCGCTTTTCTCTCTTCCTCTATACTTTCAGTCTAACTGGTTGGAGGTGCTTATGTGCGGACGATTTGCCCAGGCGCAAACGCGTGAAGAATATCTGGTATACCTAGCGAAAGAGGCCGAACGCAATATCGCATACGACCCTGCGCCGATTGGCCGGTATAACGTCGCTCCTGGGACGAAAGTTCTCTTACTCAATCAAGGCGACGAGCAACTGCATCTTGATCCTGTAATCTGGGGTTACGCACCCGTGTGGTGGGATAAATAACCATTAATGAATGATCACATCGAGACAGCAGCCACCAGCAGAATGTTTAAACCACTATGGCAGCATGGCCGGGCTATCTGTTTCGCTGATAGCTGGTTTGAATGGAAAAAGGAAGGCGACAATAATATGCACAAAGTACTAAAGGAGATATGGGAATCGGCGGAGGAGTAGAATTAGATGCATTGTACTTATCAGCAGCGTCATAAATTGCATCTCGCTCTGATAACCGCCATTAGGACGGTTATCAGAATATTAATAATAATTCAAAAACATTTATTCATAATCAACTGTAATAAATTTCGCATCAGCGTACATACATTGTAATTTTTTTCTCATCGCGTTTTGTACTACGGAAAATGTTGAACCACACACAAATACAGACTCCTGATTAAATACCTTATCAAGTTCAGTCGGGTCCTTAAGGACAGGAATGCCATTATATGTTTCGAGATGGTATTTTGTATCAAAAATAACATTAATAAATTTCTCAGGATTTTTTATTTTCGCTATCGCTTTTGCTGAGAAAGAAGATAACCCCCAGATATAGAGTTCATTATTAATCCCATTACTTTCGATAATATCAACAAGTGATGAGCTCACCTTATTAAGGTGTGCATTATAGTCAAAAACAGAATTTTCAAAGGAGGAACATTCACAGAGCACTCGCAGCGCTGGTACAAGAGGCGCACTTTGCCTTTCGAATGCAATGACGTTAAAACCACAGCGCTGAATCAGAGTAAGAAACGATCTGGAATTGAAATAGTGTATATGATCCGGACAATTCACCGAATAACGAAGTACAGTGCTATCATGATAAACACCAAAATCCGGAACTTCGATAAAGAAATAACTATTACTAAATTTTTTCAGGACATTTAAAATTGCGAAAGGATCGAATATATGCTCAAGCACGTGCGAAAGTAGGAACACATTTTTTTTATTGCTGATCCCTATGTCGTCTAGAGCACTAGGTAATGTGCGCTCACAATTATTTAAATCGGAATACACAAAATCAAGGCTATCCAGTGAAACGCGGTCTACAAAATCAACGACCAATCCGCGTGATTGCGAACAGGCAACTCTAACCTGCTCGGCTAACTCACCTGGGCCACCTCCGATCTCAATGGCCATGCCATCGAGTTTAGTAATATCTAAACTTTTCTTAATAAACTCGAGTCGATAATCTCCTAATTCTCGGTCTGTAGGTAATGCATTTTCCGCATTATAAATTAACTCCAGAGGTACGTCATGATAAGTGCATGAGTGGTAACAATTTTCACAGATATATTGCTTAAATTCTACTTCATTATAAATTAACTGTGAACGTATTTTACAAAATTCGTTTTCAATGATCTTAATTTTACCGTTACAAACCGGACAAGTAGAAAAATCGTTCATGATCCCAAGAAACTCCGCAACTTTATGATGAGCCAGAAAAATAACATGGAAAGAATGCCAAAAACAATATATCAGATCTTATGAAGAACCAAATAAAGTAATAACAAAAAACAACTATTAGTATACTCACCATAAAAATAGTGATCATATGGCACTCAGGAGGTAGCCTTTTGAGTTATACGATATACGGCTTCTCGGAACGCGACAAAAACATCGTTTCGGCGTGGCATAATCACCTCCCGAAAATACTGTATATGAATACAGTAGTTTTTATTGAGCAACAGATCAACTCAGCTTGTGACTATCAATTTTTTGCACAGAGTAAGGGTTTGATTATTCTGCCACCGGCTCGTTAGTTTTACCGGATTCCAGTGCTGTAACGCGGGCAGTCAGGGCGTCAATCTGCGCCATTAGCGCCAGAATGGCCTCATGATGCAACGCTGCTGCAACACCAGCAGTATCAGGGCTGAGCACATCTTTAATTACGGTACCGTCGTCCAGTTCTCTGTTGCCAGTGACAAAAACGTTATCCGGGAATACAGACTGAACCTCCTGAGCAATGAACCCAATGCCAGGTGAAATGCCATCCAGACGTTTCCATGAAACACCGCGAATGGCCTGCATTTTCTCCAGGGGGGCCGCAATGCGTTCAATATTGGTTTTCAGGCGCTCATCAGAGTTTGAAATCCACGACCCCGGCGCTGTTGCCGAGCCTGTAGAGTTAAACCCAAAAAATGACGACGTCGACCCCGCGATAACGTTCAAATAAAACCCTGAGAACGTCGAGGAAACGTAGTGATATGCCACTGATTTATGCGGAGTTAATGACCCGCCATACCCCCATTCCAGATGCGGAGTTTCCTGGTTTACACTTCCAGCGGATTCATTTGTTAGTCGTGTTGTGCTCAGTACGGTTCCGCCAGTTTTCCGATCCAGCGAATTCAGCCGCGAATCATTACCCTGGCAAAACGATCCGGGGGTGGTGCCGAATGGGTTTGCTAATCCCGTCCCGCCCTGCCCCTGGCTGAGCGGTGTTGTCAGCCCGTTCAGAGAAGTGATATCTGAGTTAGCCCCTTTTTTTGCCAGCGACTTCTGACCGGGAACCGTGATAGCAGCACCGTTAGTCGTGATAGTGACGTCACCAGACCCATTCATCACGTCCGCAAAGCCGCTCATATTCCGCTGATACAGCGTCAGCGTCTCAGCAATGTTTTGAGCCAGACCGTCAACGCTCAGCGAATCACTCAGCAGGATGGCATAAGCGGTACCCGCTGCAATTGCCGGGTTTGCCGCTGGCGTTACGGTGAGCTGGGTTGCGCTGTTGATTGCCGTTATCTGGAATACCTGTGGCGGTGTAGTCAGGGAAATCAACGAGCACCCAACGCGGATAAGTGAGCCTGCTGCTGTAAAGTTCGTGCCAGTACCCGTCAGGGTATTACCGTTGACCGCAATAGAGCCAGTTGTGTAAATCATATTTTCTCCAGCATAAAAAAACCCGCCGGAGCGGGTTGAAATCAGGATTGAGTGAACGAACCGGAACCCCTGGATACGTGTATTGTAGGGGAATAAATACCGACGTTCGCGTGATATGTCGCATTATCACTGCGCATCTGAATCGAACAATTCACCACCTGTCCGGTAACGCGGGCGCTGTGCATAACCGTGACGTACGTAGGACGCGATCTGTCAGTATTGGGTGGGGTATAAACGTCAATGGTTCTGCTCGACCCACCAATGGTGAGAATCGCGGTCCCTTTTGTCTGAGTAATCCCTGCACCGGCCTCTGTCGCAGAAATCTGGACCTTAACCAGCGCCATTATCACTACATGCTTTTCACCAGGCAGGTTACCGGAATCGGTGTATACAAAATTTCGGGTGACATTATCCCCCTCAATATCACTAAACGTCTGGCCCACAGCCACATCACCGATAAATGATTCAGCCTGAACTGTGCCTTTAAACGTCCCGCTGGTCGCATTGATTTTCCCGGTAAACTCCCCGTCCGTCGCATAAACAGTCCCGCGTACCGTGACGCCGTTAAACGTCGCGTATCCAGATTTGTTAATATGCCAGCCGACATTCCCTGTCCCGTCCCAGGTATTTGACTGGATGTAGTTACCGATTTTCAGGTTGCCCACAGTCCCGTCCTGGATAAACGTGTCACGGATAAACGTCTGGCCGTTCTGAATAACAAACGGCAGCGTGACGGCTGAACCAGCCTGGCTCATAACAGCAAAACGGTCAGCAAGGAAAATAACCTGTGACTGCATGCCTGATGGTGTGTTCTGGACACCCAGCCCCATCCCTGCCGCGTACTGCACCCCGTTCACATCCACACCGACTTTAATCGAGTACATCGCGTTCAGGTTGCCGTTGATATCCGCAACTGCCTGGGCGTTAGTGGTGATGGCCGCAGTCTGGCCGTTTACCGTGACGCTCAGTGAGTTGATTTTCGTTGCAGAGGTCTGCGTAAAATCAGACATCGTTTTTGCGAAGTCCGTGATATTGGCGTTGCCGCCAGCGGTCGCATCCAGGGTTTTCAGCGACTCAGCGACAGCTTTGCTCGCGTCCACCATCACGTTATCAACACGCTGGATACCGGCACTGTTTGCGCCGTACTGAGCACTGAGCGTCATCCGGGTGTTGACCTGCGCCAGTGTCTCCTGAATCAACGCCACCGCCGTGTTTTGCACCCCACCAGCCGCGTTAGCCGTTTTCCCTGACAGTTCGTCGAACCGGGATGCAGTCGCACTGTCGAGGGTGGACACCGCCTGTGTAAGCTGGGTTACGTCAGCGGTATTGTCCTCCGTCTGAGCCGTCAGCGTATCAACCGCCGTGGCGCGGGCCTCTGTCTCGTCAGCCAGCGCCTGCGTGAGTTGCGTTACCTGTGCCGCATTCTGGTCGGTTTTCGCCTCCAGGCGCGTCACGTCGGTAGCGCGGGCCTGTGTTTCAGTGGCAATCACCTCACGCAACTGAGTGAATGAGGCACTGTTTGCGCCGTTCTGTGCCGACTGCCTCACCACTACATCAGCGATAGCCAGGGCATTACCAATGATGGCCTCTGCCGTCTGCCGGTTCGCGCCCACTGCCGCCGCCAGTTGGTCGGCGTTTTGACTGACCGCCTCTGCCAGCTCAGTAACCTTTTCACTGCTCTCCACGGCATTTTCTATAAGGTCTTTGAACAGTTCGGTATCCTTGATCTGCTCAAGCACGGCATCAGTGATGTCAGACACATCAACACTGGCCTGCCCCCTCACCCAGTCGGTGTAACCCGACTCGTTTCCGGTCCTGTCCACCAGTTGCGCGCGGTACCAGAAAATCTGCCCCGCCTTGAGGCCCATCTGCTGATATTTACGCAGCGGATACGGCACATCCGCCAGCAAAACCGCATCATCAGTCGTCCCCGTGGCGCTGTACTGAATTTCCGTTTTCAGCGTGTCGTCAGTGTTCGCAGGGAATCCCCAGTTCAGTTCAATGCCGAAAACCACATTGTCCGATGCCGTGAAACCGACAGGTTTAGGCGGATTTCCCGTTTTCCCGGTCAGCGTTGTCTCGGTTGAATATCCCCAGCCTGAGGAAATTTCAGCCGCGTTAATAGCCCGCACCCGCGCAAGATAACGTCCGGTGTAAATGGCCGGTACCTCAAACGACGCGGTAGAGCTGCGGGGTACGTTAACCCAGTCGCCATCGTTGCGCCGCCACTGTGCCTCGTACGAAATAGCGTTTGGTGCCTGTTCCCAACTGACGCGCATTGTCTCCAGGCTGATCCCCTGATTCACAACGGCGTAGCTGGAAATGACGATATTCGAAGGTGCAGACTGATTACCCGGTGGGATGACGCTTACCGGGCGCTGATCGATAACCGCGCCTGTATCGATACGGGCATATTTATCCGGGTCGTGTGCGGCACCCACGATGGTGAATGTGCCGTCGTCGTTTTCCGTAACACTGACGACGCGGTATTGCTGGGCATAAAGCGAATCTGACTCAACCACCCACACCGCCTGGGCTTCTGGCGTTGTAGTGAACACCGTCGAAACGGTGACTTTATTACCGCTGACAGCCTGAATGGTGCGGCTCTGTGATGCGCCTGTCGGGAGGTTCACCATGATGCGATCACCCGCTACGGCATCCGGCACACGGTCGAGCGTCAGTACCCGACCGCTAACCGCGCTGATGCGGCCACCCGTTACTTTTCCGACCAGCTCCCTGTCACTGACTGCAATGATGTATCCCGGCTGCGGAATATTCCCGTCGAGCCCGACAGAGAAGGTCACCACGCGGTCTTTGTTATTGGTCAGAATGCCCCAGCGTCCCTTACGGTTTGCCTCCGATTGTCGGGTGCAGCCAATAGCCGTCAGTTCAAGCTGGTTAAAGCCAAAGCGACGCACCAGATCCTGCTCGAATACAGGCTCCATTGCGTCGGAATACGCATTCGCCGGGTCGGAGTATGAAACCAGTGCAGAGGTATAGCGGGTTTTTGAGGTGCTGCTGCTGTACGTGAATTTACCGTCCAGGGTATTTGCGTTGGTGTAGCTGTAATCGACATCACGCGGCATGTCTGCGAGGGCTACAATCTGATTGCCGCCCCAGTACGTCATCCCCCGGAAAATGGCCGCAAAATCACGCAGCACGGTATACGCATCATTGCGATCCTGGACGTAAACGTTGCAGGTATAGCGAGGCTCCATACCGTCTCCGCCCTTCCCGTCAGGGACAAGCTGATCGCAGTACTGCGCGATCTGGTAAAGAGACCACTTATCGATATTTGCCGCTGTCAGGCGGTCACCAAGCCCAAACCTGTCGCTCACTACCAGATCGTAAAAAATCCACGCCGGATTGTCTGTCCACGCCCATTTAAATGCGCCTGTCCATGTACCGCTGTAGGTGCGTGTTTCAGGGTCGTAGGTATCAGGTACGCGGATTACTCGACCGCGAGGCTCGCAGGATATCTGCGGAATGGAGCCATTAAACTGGCTGGAATCGAACTCGATATACAACAGAGCGGTATTCGGATAACGCAACTTGGCGTCGATCACTTCTGTGTAGCTCTGCAAGGTCATGGTATCGCCGATTTTTGCGCTGTTCGCGTCTGCAGTGATTTTACGCAGGCGAACCGTCCACGTTGTGGCACCGGCTGGAAGATTAATACGGTGGCTGCGCTCATAACCTGACGTATTTTTCCCGTTAACTGAGGCACTGATTACCGTCTGAAATGTGCCACCGTTTGTCTGCAGATCAATCGCATAACTTATGGGATACCCGACTAAGTCTCCGTCATCTTCCTGCCGGAAAATGGACGGCCATTTGATACGCAGGCGAACGGCAGAAAGCAGTGTATTGGTCAGTGTTCGGGTCCACGGCGAAGCGCTGGAAACAACCACACCGCCCAGGCTGATTTCATTTTCACTACCGGGCATCCCATGAATATAGGTCTGTGCCTGCGTACCAGAGCGGAATTCCCAGGCCACACCGCTGAAATTTGACGAACCGTCAGCATTCAGCAGCGGCGTACCATCCAGAAAAATAGACTGCCCGGTGAGGCCGCCGGAAAATTCACCCTCACCCAGCGCCAGCAGGATTTTTGCTTTCGCGACCGACTGGAGATCGTCGGGCTGTTCTGTCGGCGTACGGGAAGATGAGGAGCCGCCCTTTCGCCCCTGAATTTTCTTATTTGCCATATTTCGCCCATAAAAAAACCGCCCGGAGGCGGTTATTAAATTGAAGTGTTTTTATTGCTGGTCTTCGACATAGATCCCGGCAGAAATAATTGCGCCGCCGATACGACGCTTGCCGTACAACAGAGGCACCGGATAGCCCTGCGACGTGGTATTCGTGACGCTACCGAATGCATATGACGGCTTATTGTCTGCTGATTGCGTTTTTGCCAGCCCGGTAGTCTGTGGTGAAAGGAGTTGTACAATGCCACCGAGTGACATCGATATCCCCATTGCAGCAGCAGCCCCCCATCCACCCGCAAAGGCAGTACCACCAAAGCCAAGCGCTGCACCGTTAGTCGCAATTGCAGCAACGGTAACAAGGGCAACACCGAGAATAGTCTGGAGCAATCCTCCACGCTTACTGCCGATGATAACCGGTACGACCCGAATGACTTCACCAGTAACCGGAAATCCCAGATCATCTATTCCGATATTTTTTTTACCTTTGAATACCGCGTAGGTAAGTCCGCGCCGCTGACTGGATATCATGAATTTTTCAAAGCCGGGAATTGTTGCTGCCAGTGCGCGCGTGGCTTCGTGGGTTGTACTGATCAAGCGTCGGTGAACTTTACCGAAGGTTTTACCGAGTATGCCACCAAGCTCAATCATAATCATTATTTCTTTCATAGCAACCTCAAGTAAAAACCCGCCGAAGCGGGTTTAATTAATTCCTGATGTATCTTTTTTCAAGTGGCGGTATGTTTTTCTTTTTCCGGTCATCATTAACCCCTTTGAAAAGGATTTTTTTTACAGGCAAATCGTATCCCGCGCCAGCACACATAGAGGCAAGGACATCAGGATCGGTAGGCTCGCCTGTTGATGAATTAATATCAAAAGACGCTACAGTTAATTCTTGTTTATCTGTTTTAGGAAAAATAAAAGCAGCAAATAATTGTTTTCCTGCATATGCCCCATAAGAATTCTTACCATTCACATATCCACAATACATATAAGTAGAGTCGGGATATGGATAATCCTGATGATAAAATTTTGCAGCATCAGGATCCTTCATTTCCTCTCTAATGGTCTTTTCTACGGCCTCCCTTTCAGGCTCTGTCAGAGGTCTTGCAGAAGAATTCCAGGTTATTAATGCAATGGATAAAAATAATAGCTTTTTCATCAATTGTTCCCCTTCATTTTTATTGAAGGTTAACACATGTCCTTATAACGTAGTACTTTCATTGTTCGTTCCATCCAGTAACCACCATACGGAACACGGTTGCTTAGCCTACCGTAAAGGTGATGCATCAACATGTTGCCTTCCAGTAGCACCCCGGCGTGATTCCATTTATTGGACTGCACCTGCATGATCACTACATCACCCGGTTGCGGGTCTCCAGACACTTCACGGAATCCGCATTCATACCAGTTATCCTGATATAAATTATCGGGGTACTTGTCCTCCCACCACGGATAATCGACGCGGTAATCCGGCAGCTCAATGCCGTACGTTTGCCGATAATAGGACATTACCAGCCCCCAGCAGTCGTAAACCCCCAGCACAAAAGGCCGCTCCAGCAGTGGCAATTCACCGCGCGGGTTGATTATACGCAGATCACCTTCCGGCCAACTGACAATATGCCAGGGGATAGCCATCAAATCGCATTGCGCCTTATCCAGTTCGCTGGGCTGTGTTGTCGCATCAGGGTGGCTGTGCACAATAGCGATCACCGTCCCCCAGTCCTCGGCGGCAGCATAATCCTCCGGCGACAGAACAAAATGTTCAGTGGGTTCTTTAGCCTGATTACGGCAAGGAAAATATCTCTCCACTCGACTTTTTTGCGACACGACACCACAACACTCACGGGGATATTCACTAGCGGCATGCGCCATGATGGCATTTATGGTTTTCTGACGCATATCAGCTCCTGATGAGTGACGTGCCGGGGAATCCACCAAATGGCAATTCGTTATCTTCGCCAAATCTTGGTTTGCATCCCTTGTCCAACGTTCCCCCACACTCATCTTGAGATGGGTCATCTACCGGATTCCCGTGCTTATCGAAATATTTCGTGCCTGCATAGTCACAGCCATCACCTGAGCGATATTTTCCACGAATGCACCAGGTGCAAAGCGAATGCAACTGGCGCGTCGGGATCATTAAGCCCTGCAGGTCCATCGGGCTGGTTAGCCGAAACTCGACAGCCTCTGACGTTTCTGAATTTTTCCCGTCGATATACCAGACCTGCAATGTTTCCTGAGTGGGATCTGCAGTGGCATTGCCGGAAGGAAAATTGCGCGCATCCAGATACTTCGCCAGCGTGTCGTGTATCGTTACCGTCGCTTTCAACAGATCGTCATATGCAAGACACAACGCAGTGATTGAACCATCGAGATTCGCAACAGTGAGTTTTGGCGTTGCACCACTACCGCTTGTCGATTTTTCCAGGCCATCAATCTGACATGGCCACGCTGAATACTCGACGCCCTGCCACCAGATGGATTTAGCCGGAAGTTTTGACTCATCCCCACCAGCGGAGGTTATTTCCGCTTCTGTGTGGGGAATATTTTGATTATGAAACCTCAAAACCCCGCCAACGCCAAACGCGGTACCGTCCACCTCAAACAACCGAACGGTGTTACCCGGCTCCAGTTTCTGATAATCGTTGTTTAAACTCATGGTGCAAACGCCTGTTCAAAAGTCACGGAAAGGTTGTATTTTTTATTGCCCAGCGGCGTGGGTTTATAGCCTGCACAACGGTATAAGCCCAGCGGTTCAAGCGGCGGCGTCCACTGAAATGCTTTCACCCCACCATGCCTGTCCAGAAAGGCTTTTATCGCAGTGATATAGGTTTCGTTCCCCGTAAACTCCAGAGTCCACTTTTGCGAGCGCGGATTGAGCCCATCGCCGGAAACCTGCGCATAACCATCGCCAAACTGTGCTTTGCGTGTTCGGAAACTGACTTCCTGCTCCGGGTTGATGCGCGGGCACCAGGTAAATGTTTCGATAGCCATTAACGACCTCCTTTAGCCAGATTCCATACGGCACCGCCTGGGGCAATATCACGCGCTATCAGTTCGCGATAACGGCGCTCAACATAGCTCCCAATCTCCTTGCCGAATTGTTCTGTCATACCGCCATCCGTCTGAACGCTGGTATTGCCATTACCTTCGATGGTGATATAAACCTGCGGCGAACCGCTGGCTGTCTGAACGTTATTTACACCTGAATTGACAGCACGTACCCCAAGAGAACCATCAGCAGCACGAGTCAGCGGCATAATGGCTTCTGGTCCTGCTTCTCCGAAAATTCCCGCGCCTTTGGCAAATGCAAATGTTTTCGGGGTGCTGTAAACACCATTGCTGTATGCACTGAGTGAAGGTGAGTCGTAAACACCACCCAGGGCATTTGCGAGATGAGGTGTAGGTACGGAGAAACTTTGTCCGGTGACAACCGTGCCAGATGTTGAAGACATAACCGAAGATGTGCCGCCACCACCGATTAGCCCGGTAATACCGCCGATAAGGGAGCCAAGCAGGCCTGATGTACCAGACGATTTACTCATGGCGCTGACAACAGCCATTTGCAAAGCTACTTTAGAAATCATTTCAAGGGCTGACAGCCCCCACTCTTTCCAGTCTGCCTTGCCGCGAACTAACATTGAGGAAACGTTATTCAGCGCGCTATCCATCGTTGTGGTAACTCCCTGTGAAACGGTCCCGGCGATGTCCATCGTGTTCTGTAGCCAGTTTTCATAACCACGTGACACACCATTACGCCAGTCGGCTTCTGATGCTGCGATAGCTCTGTACTTGTTATCAAGCTCAGTCAGCGCGACATTATATGCCTTAACCGCTTCGGTAGAATTTCTACCCCCTGCTTTGTCGAATGTTCGTTCTATCTGCTGGCGTTCTTCAAATCGTTGCCGCTCTCTGTCACTCAGCCCTGCGGTATCGGTCGCTGCTGTGGCCTCGTCACGGAATTTACGTGTAGCTTCGGTAAGCTGTTTCAGCGCCTCCGCCTGATCACGCTGTTTTTTAACGTTATCATCAGCCCGTGACGTCCATCGGGCCAGCTCTGCGGCCTGCTTACGAATTTCCTCAGTCTGTTCGGCTGTCCATTTAATGCCGCTCTGGTGCGCTGCAGCGTAAAGATCAGCCGCTTTTTCACCCTCACTGGCGCGTACCTTCTGAACCTCGGTCGCAATAGTAAGATCTTCTATTTTGCTGGCATACCTTTGAGCCTGCGAAGCGGCATCACGGTCAGCCTTTTCAGCTTCCCTGGTGGCGTCTGCTTTTGCTTTCTGTGCCGCTGCCACGTTCTGCGTGTTGTTGTAGTCATCAACCGCAGCCCGACGCCACCGCTTGGCAAAATCGGAGTTATCCGGACCAGAACGCCCCATATCCTGCAGGTCAAAATCAACCTGCTTATTAACCTTGGCAAGCCCCGTCAATCCAGCCAGTTCTGCCTGACGCTGCTTATTGAGCAACGCTTTAGCATCTTTGTCGGACACGCTGGCCTGCGGTAATGCCATTGGTACCTGCACCAGGCTGTTACGTGCAGAGAGAAGTGTGTTACCCAGACTCATGAGCCTGTTGAACTCAGAGTGTGCACCTGTCATTTTTAACAGCGAATAATAAGCCTCGTTTTGTCGCCAGGCCTGTTCGCGAATTAGATCATTTCGTCTTGTTTCTATTTCCTCCAGGGCTTTCTGAATGACATGGGAACGGTCGCGCATCTGGTTCAGCTTGTTTTCTTCAACCGTTAACTGGTCAGTCAGAATACCGAGCGACTTAACGATATTTGCATCATTTTCGCTGGTAATGCCTGGTTTGTTCCGCGCTGAATTCAGATCATCGATCTGCGTTTTCAGTGCGGTCACTTTCCCGGCCTGCTCATCTATCAGGCGGTTTTGCTCCACCAGCGCATCAACTGTTTTCCCCCTGTTACTGTCGGCATCCCCCAGGGACATCTTTGATGTTTTATCCCTGATCTGATCAATCTGCTGAGCGTAATCTTGGGCAGACTGGCGGGCCTGCTCTTGGTACTGGTACGCAGCATACCAGCCCCCGGCAACCAGCGTCAGCATACCCGGGATACCGCCAACTAGCGACACTAGTCCCGTAAGCCCGCTGCGCATAAGGCCTACTGCTGACGTGGCACGGTTTAACGACTCCTGAGAGGCTGTGACAGCACGGTTTGAAAGAACAAGCTCAGCATTCGCGGCGATCATTTCGCTGCGTTTTTTGATGACGTTATCAGCCGCCAGTACCGAGGCATTAGATCCTTTGGCTACATTCGCCTCGGCAACTGCAAGGTTATAGGCAGACGTGGCGGCACTGGCGTTAGCCATTGCTTTACGTTGTGCCTGTGCTGCCGCGTAAGCCTGCGCATCAGCCAGAGCAATTTGTGCTTTTCTTGCGTTAAGGAGGTCTGTAGCGGATGAAGTGACACCAGACACCATGCTGCCTAACAGGCGTGAACCGCCAACGGCGGCCAACACAGCAGCACCACCCGCAACTGTATTGAGATTGGTTGCCAGCCCATCAAGTGCACCCGCCAGCGCCGTGGATGCGCCCAGTGCATCATTCGCGCTACCAACCCAGGCCATAAAGCTGTTCTGGACTTTCTGTGCTGAGCCACTGATGGAGGCTGGCAACGTTGCGAACTCTTTGCGCAGTAATTCGACATTGGTCAGGAGGGGAACGATTTTATCTGTGGTAAGTTCACCGTTCTGCGCCATATTACGCAGCCCGCCCACCGTTGTTTTCATGCCATCGGCCAGCAGTTTCGCAAGGCGGCCACCGTTTTCCATGATGGCGTTGAACTCTTCGCCACGCAGCACGCCGGAGCCCAGTGCCTGACTCAACTGCGTGATAACGGAGCTTGCCTCCTCCGTGCTCGCACCGGACAATTTCAGTGACGTGGCGACCGTTTCCGTGACTTTTGCCACATCGGCTGACGCGTAGCCAGCATCACGCAGGGAAGATGCAATGCGAGCATAAAGGGTTGCGTTAGCCTCAAACGAGGTGCCTGTGCGCTGGCTGATATCCATCAAAGTGCGCTGCGCGGTTGCAAAATCTTCTGCGCCAGTGGATGCCAGTCGCAAGCGCCCGCTTAACTGGTTCCAGGTGTCTGCAAACTGGATAAGCTGATGCGTAGCAAATGCCCCGGCAAACGAGCCTGCCAGACCCGTCGCCGTAGATTTCACGCTTACCAGTTCGGCATTTAGCGCCGCAATTGATCGTTGCGTTTCCCGGGTGACGGCTGCGGACTGTCTGCCTCCCTGCTCCATTGTTTTGTAATAGTCCTGCCCCATCCGCGAGGCGCGGGCAATTTCACGCTGAAAAGAGCCGGAGTCAGCAGAGACCTTAATAATTAGTTCGCGCAACGTAGCCATATTTCACCCATAAAAAAACCTCGCAGAAGCGAGGTTATGTGACAATTATTTTAAAGGAGTCATGCCTTTAATTTAACTTCTTTTTACTACCCCAAACTCCTATAAATAGACTCATCACGTCCTTAATCTCAATCAATAAAGAAACTGATCATTTCAATGAGTCAAATTTCATTTTCGAAGCCACCATCGCCGTATATGCTTTGGAATCAACACTTCCCATTAGTTTGCGACCGTCGGTTAGCTCAAGGGTAAAAGTAACCTGTTTTTTATTTCCGCCAAGCAATGCCCCAGCCAAAACACCGACTGGGCCAGCCAAGACCCCGCCTACTACACCCCAACCAACGGTCCCGGCAATTTTTTTTACATTTTCCTCAGTGCTAATTTCTAAAAACTGAAAATTATTCGCAGCAACGCTTTCTCCCGTTAACTGGAATGCACTGTTTTTTATATTTAGACTTCCAAAATGAGTGCTGATTTCAGTATATGGAAAGTTCGCAAAGTGTACTTTTATCACTGCCATTTCCTCACCCTCATTGGTAAAAGATGAAGAAATCGTAACAAGAATCAATAGAACATCAAAGGTCAGACATCCATTTTTCAAGCTCAGAAACTTCTTCACCACCCTCGTCCTCAGCCCCCCATTTCAGCAGCAGGTCAGCCAAATTCGCTTTGCCACCCTGGGCATTGAATGCTGCCGCCGATATCTGGGCGGCCTGAACATCACCGCGCCAGTCACCAACAGGGCTTATCCGGTCATAGGCAATCCACATTTTCAGCTCACTGGCCGTCAGGGTGCTGCGCAGTTCGTGGAGCGTGCGCCCCAGTCGGAGCGCCAGCGTCATGAGGAAAAAGGTGAGAGGTTGCTTTACTTTTTTTCGGCCTGATCCTGATCCACGCCCAGCGCCAGAGCCACATTCAGGAGACGTTTATGCACCTGTCCATAAACTTCTGCGACGGTACCGATATCATCATCAGAAAAAACACGCTCGCCTGCTTCATCGCGAAGAACATCAACGAAGAGGATCGTGTCCGCCTCTTTATTGCGGATAAATTCCTGCGCAGCAGTCAGCTTCGGAGCTTCCTCACCATCTCCAAGTTCCGGCGGGGTGAGAAATTCGCGAAACTTAACCCAGGCATCACCTGACGGCTCGCGAAGGGTGACCGTTGCATTTTTCCATTCAGGAACGGTGATGATTTTTGTGCGGAAAGCCAGATCAGGCGCAAGTGCCAGTTCACGTAAGGACATTTTTATACTCTCTGTGTATCAAATGGAGGGGAAAAAGCGCCCGCAGGCGCTTAAGAACCGGATGCTACTGCCGTGATGCGTTTCGGCTTGCCTTTCACGCGAAGCGAATAGGTTGCGCCAACGACCTGGGATGTTGCTGCAGACCAGCTATTCTGACGAACTTCCACCAGTACATAAAAACCGTTACCGGAGGGGAAAACGACTTTCAGCGCCCGCAGCTCGTCATTTTCATAGGCCGTCTGCAGCGCCAGTTGCGCGGCTTCATCACCCACCCAGTTACGGGAAATGGACATTTCTGCCGGAGCCGCGAGGCCGTTGGTCTGCTCCTGCTCGGTGGAGCAAAGCGTGGTGACATCAATGTCACTTTTCTGGCCGCCTGTGTAGCTGATTTCCTTCGTGGCGCATTCAGCCTCAAGGAACGTCACGCCTGCCGTCGGGAAACCTGCAGCCTTAAAATCGTCTTCTGTGACGGGCGCAGAAGAGATACCGATCTGCGTGCCCTTTGTTTTTTCATACTTACTGGTCATGTTTGCTCCAGATGTAAAAAAACCCGCCGGAGCGGGTTATTGGATTAATGATGCGTGACGGTTCAGACAATCACAGATGCCTCAAGCGAGGCGCGGTGAAGACGGGTCTCTGGTTCATACAGTGGAAACTTATTAATGTTTTCCAGCCCAAGTACAGACAGGCTGGCAAGTGCCTGATCACGAATTTCGCGGGCCTCATCCAGATCGAGAGAGTACACATCCACCTGAACCGAAACAGTGGATTCAGCCTGCCCGCAGAGCGCATCGGCCATTGCGTCAGTCGGCAGCGAGAAGACAACCCAGGGTGGACTGACGGCAGGCTCCCCCTGTGCATTCAGCGGAACCACGTACGGATAAACCTGACCGTCTGCCAGTGCACCAATCAGCGCATAAATCGTTGCCTCAGTCATTTTGACAGCACCTCATCTATCGCCTTATTCATCCTGGCGATCACGGCGCGTGTCGCTTCTTCCTGCCGCGCATCAAACGCAGGACGCACAAACGGGTGTGCAGGCATATTCGACGTGCCTAACTCAACGAAACGCCAGTAAAACGCATTGCGCCGGTTACTGGCTTTCATGGTGTTGTCGCTGTTTCCCGTTTCGGGGTTAACGCCACGGATATGGACACCGGACGAGATCGCATTTCTGCTGCCCCGCTTCGTGACCACGACAACGTTGCGTTTCAGTTTCCCGGTACGCTCCGGTGCGCGTTTAATCACTTCCTCTTTAAGCACTTCTGCCCCGGCCCGTGTCCCGTCACGCAAAACCTTTTTGTTCTCCGCCTTGCTGAGCAACTCCATATCGTGGGAGATATCCAGCAGGCCTGAAAAATCCAGTTTATGGTCAATCACGCTTTTACCCCCTGCTTGCAGAGAACTTCCAGCCGTGTGGCTCGTTCATCAGGGACAGGCGGACCGGAGACTTCAAGCAACTGCCCACGAAACGGGCCAGTCAGCACTTTAAGGCGAGACGCTGCAGAAATATCCTGACGATACCGCAGCCACACACGCACCGTGGCTTCGGCTTTTTCTGCACCTGAGGCCATCAGTTCGCGCCCGCTGATGCCCTTCACCTCAGCCCAAACAGTTTTCCCATCCTGCCAGTCCTGTTTAGGCTGGCCCGAAGGTGACCTGACTGTTACTGAATTCTGTATGGTGACACGGTGACGATTTCGACCAGCCTGCATAACACCCCCTAAAGTGGAATATAGCGATAAGGCTCCAGCAGTGAAGCGAAGCCCCAGGGGATACTCATTTTTGCCACTTCGGTGGCTTCTTCCCGGCTCTCATTCCAGTGGCCCACCAGCAGCATCAGCGCGAGGCAAATGTCCTCGCTGATAACCAGACCGTCAGGATCGGTGTCAGGTACGACCACGTCATACAGCTTACGGTTGATAAAGTTTTCCGCACGCTTTCGTGCCGCCGCCGCCATCAGCGTTAAAAGAGCGTCGCCTGATGTGTCATCGTCATCAATACGGCACTGCATCCGCAGTTGTTCGAGTGAAGGAACCATGATTTTCCTTAGCCCGCAGCGAACTGCGGGCATAAAAAAACCGCCGAAGCGGTGGAGGCGTTTCCGGGGTTCGATTACGCGGCTTTACCCGCCAGCGCTTTAATCGCTGCAGTGTCTTCCAGCACACAGTCAAAGCGATGGAAGGCCAGGAATGCGGTCTGGTCATACTCAGCGTAACGCTCCACCAGGCGTTTAAGGGTCATATACGACACGCGGCGAATGATGAAGCGGTTAAAATCACCGAAATAAGCGAACTTAGCGCCCGCTGCAACATTCGGAATGGCCGGGTCGATAACATATGGCGTCTGGAGAACCGTAGCCGGTGCTCCGCCAATGATGCTGGGCAACCACAGCGGACGGTTCTGCGCGTCCACCATCTCTTCAATTACCTGCAGCGTCGCATCATTAAAGGCAAAGCGCACATTAGGACCATTGCGATATGCCGGATCAACGGCGTGTTTCAGGGAGTTCAGCTCAGTCCATTTAAAGGTTGCGGCGGCTGCTGTGCTGACCGTATTGGTCACTGATGCTGCCAGCCCCTTCGGCTGCAGCGGCGTACCAGCCCCCGTACCCAGCACAAGGTATTTCGCCTCACCGCGTCCAATACGGGACGCAATGCGTGACGCTAGAAATGCCTCAATATCCACACCGCTATCCTGCAGCAATTCATTGGATACACGGATGATTTTGGAGGAGAGTTTTTTTGCACCCAGAATGGCGGTACCGAACGTGGTATCACCCTCACTGGCTGCGGTATTTTCAGCAAGAAGTTCACCTTCTTCTGTCGTACCGTCGGACGTTGACCAGGCGATATCCTGCCCGGTGGCTGTCGTGAGGATTTGCGAAATACTGGCAATGCCACCATAGGCCCGCATGGATTCAACAATGCGGTTCTGGAACTGGGTCGGAACGGTATAACCGCCCTGCTCATCAGGACTGGTGCCCTGCGCACGCAGTTCACGTAATGCCTGACGTTCTTCTGCGCTCAGTTCAGCCACGCCACGGCGCAGGAAGCCATTAAATGCGGCAGCGCGGCGTTCACTGGCCTGTTGCTGTGGATCGCCATTGTTACCCTGCTGCTGGCGCTGCTCTCCTTCCTGATCTTCAATGTAAGTCTGATCCTGGCGGCGAAGTTCTTCTTCGCGAGCAATCTGGGCGTCCAGCGCGTCAAGCTCAGATTTCATCGCGCCCCATTGTGTGCGCTGTTCGTCAGTCCAGGCGGTATCGCCAATCTTTTCGTGGAGCGCACGCATATCGGCTGCGATGGTATTACGTTTCTGTTTAAGTTCATGAAGTGCCATAGAATAATTTCCTTACGCGTTAAGAAGAGTCAGCAGGCGCTCGCGCGCCATTCGTTGGTTAATGGCGTTCTTTAGCGCACCGCTGTTGCGCGCCTCCTGCCAGGCTTTCATAGAGCGGACGCCGGAATCAGCATCCTGATATGCCGGATACGTCACCGGCGAGACATCGTACAGACGGGAAAACTTGCTGATTTCACGGATAACAATGCCTTCGTCATCCTCGTACCAGTCGTCACCATCACGGGCCACCTGGAACGCAAACGAAGACTGGCTGATATCACCGCGTACCATCGGTGCAATGACCAGATCGCGAATGGTCTGCGTATCCGGTGCCAGAATGTTGTATTGCAGTCCGCGCTCATCAACACTCAGCGATAGCGTACCCGCCGCGCTGCGCCCAAGAATGAAATTCGGGTCATGGTTAAACAGTCCGCGTACGTCGTTTGTCAGAACGTCATCAAACGCACCGGGCTTGATGATTTCGCGAAAGCCCCAGAGTGGCTCGGAACGGGAATTGAACACGGAACCGTAACCGATGATCCGCGTGGGCTGATCGCTCTGCTGTTCTGCCCGAACCTCGCCGCTGTAACACCGTAATTCACGGTCATTCATCGGTTTTATCCTCTGTTGTTTTATCGGGTTTAAAATCGCTGGCAGGATTTGCGGCATTCACACTAACCAGCATTTCATCCAGCCCTTCAACCGGGTTCATGTCCTCAAAGGCACGCGCCTCATTGCGGCTCATCCAGCCATCGGTGATGGCAAAGTGATAGAACTGGGCGCGCTCCTGCGGCGTACCGCGCAACAGCCCCGTAAGATTGAAGCGGACGTAATACCCGGCGGCACGTTCGGCGCGGGTAAACAGTCGTCGGTTTAACTCCTGCTCCCAGTTAGTTACCCACGGCATCATCGTATAACGGACAAACTGAATGGCCTGCTGGGTGATGTTGCTGAACGTGGCCTTTTCCAGGTCGTTAATCATGTGCGCCGGGACGTTGAAGATCCCGGCAATCTGCGAGCGGTTGAGCTTTGACATGTCGATGATCTGCGCATCGACCGGGGAAACCGTCAGCGCTTTGTAATCCAGTTGCGCCGGGAGCAACATCGTTTTGTTTTCCTGGCTGCGTAAGGCCGCAACCGCTTTTTGCCACACCTTTTTCAGCCGCGACCAGCTTTCTTCATTCAGGTCGTTTTTAACGGAAATAATCCCGGCAGGGCGTGCGTTGCCGTTAAAAAATGAACTGGTGTACTGCTGGCCGCTCATCCCCATACCGATGGTTTCTGCGTGTTGCATGATCGGTGACAGACCCATTTTCTGGTTGTTACCCAGTGCGCGAACATGAATCATGTCGTCGGGACTGATAGCAAATGATCCCTCTTCGTTATAAACCCCGTAGGTGTAGCGACCGCCGGTATTCAGTAAAGTGGTTTCCCAGGGCATCGGGTTTTCAATCGACTGTACCTCTCCGCGACGGGAGCGCTTCACCCAGCCATAACCATTCCCCCAGCCCAGCACATGCCGCTGAGTGAGTTCGCGCCATTTATAGCTGGTCTGCCAGATGTTTGGCTCATCGTGCAGCAGGTAAAACACCGGATGGTCGCGCGCCGGAGCAACCGCATTCCCGTTCTTTCGCATGACGTGTAACGGCATTTGCGCAAGATTGGACGCGATCACATAAATACAGGAATACACCGCCGCCAGCTTCATGGCGGTCACCGGGCTGACGTAAATATCACGCCCCAGGCTGTTGTCAGCGTCGGCGCTCTCACCTGTCAGCGGCGTGGCGGGATTTTCGAGCGGTTCACTGCGGAAAATGGCATCAAGTAACACGCTTGCCCCCTTTTGCTGTCAACAGCGCCCCTGTAAGCAGCAATCCACCAGAAAACATCAACGCAGGGGCCAGCCCAAATTGCAGGTAAACCCCGCCCGTGAGCAGCCCGAAACCGGACAGCCCGATAATATCGATAATCAGAGATTTCATAGGATTAACAGGTCGTCATCCGGGTCGAGAGTGGAAAGGAAGTCGGGAGCATCGCCACCGTTCACAAGCACGCGGCTCATCCCGGTAAACAGCGCTGCAGGGCCATCGATTTTTGCTTCCGGTGTGGATTTGTTAGGGAAAATGTTGTCGTTTTTGTCCGGTTTGACGGTCACGTTCGACATCATCCAGTTCATTACCGGGTGATTTGAATGGTGGAATCTGCCCCCGTACGCCAGCGCCTCCACCTCTTTCATGGCTTCCGAAAAGTTGCGAACCGTCTGAGGCACCTCCACCAGCGGGATCCCTTCTTCGGCCAGCGCCAGGCTGAATTGTGTGGCACTCCAGGGGTCAAAACCCACCTCTTTCAGGCTTTGCCCGCCTATCCAGTCGAGCAAATCAGCTTTGATCTGATGATGGTCGATTACGTCACCATCGGTCAGCTCTAATTTTCCGAGCATGGCCCATCCCCGGTACATCTGCGCCATTTGTTCAGAGCATTTTTCCAGACGCCCTTCGGGTAGCCAGAATTTAAAGTCCGCATGCAGGTGGCCGTTATCGGCCCGCCATATCTTCGCGGCTGCGCAGATATCGATTTTATGGGCCAAATCCACGCCAACCCACATCGGGTACGTTTTCAGCTCATGCACGGGCGCGATGTCTTCACAAGCCTCCCACTTCATCATGTCCATCCAGGCTGATTCAGCGGTCACCCAGATATTCATATGCTTTGTGAAGAAATTAACGCGCGCGGACACCTGCTCTTTCGCTTTTTTCGCCAGACGGCGCAGATCATCCCACCGTTTACAGATGCCCAGTCCGGGGTTCGCTTTTTGCCATACCGTTTCATCAAACGGATCATCGCCTTTATCAAGGGTGAAAATGATGGCAAAAAAGCTGTCGTCTTTGACAGCGCCCTCAACCTTGCTGTTGTAGCCCTGCAGAACCTTTATGGCGTAGTCGCGCAGCTCATAGCAGATGCCCTCTTTATTAAATCCGGCGGTTGTGATGCCAAACAAAAGCGACTGCAGGCGCGCACCTGTTGCTGTCTCCAGAACGTCCCATACATCACGCGTTTTATGTGCGTGCAGCTCATCGACAATGCCACAGTGAATATTCAGGCCGTCGAGATTGTTGGCGTCAGACGATAACGGTTCAAACTTGGATGAGCTTTGCTCCTGGTAAATCGCCAGCTTATTGAATTCGAACAGTCGCCCCAGTGTCGCTTTCGCCTTTTTCACCATGTTTTTGGCGTCTTCGAAAACAATACGAGCTTGATCGCGGGTGGTCGCCGCTGAATAGACCTCTGCGCCCCCTTCGCCATCAGCCCCGGTCATATAGAGGCCAACACCGGAGGAAAGCGTTGATTTTGCGTTTTTTCGGGCCACTTCGTTATAAGCGGTCCGGAAGCGGCGAACCATCACCGGGCGTCCGCTACCATCATTACGCAAAACCACTTCCCCGGTCGCTTCATTCACCAGGGGAATAACAAAGCCGAAGATGTTAATCAGAATGAAAACATGCCAGTCCATTAATTCTATCGGCTGGCCTGCCAGTGCCCCCTTAACGTGAGGTACAAATTTATAAAAATTGAGGATGTGCTGCGCGCGCGCCTCGCTGAAAAAAATGCCCCGCTCCTCACCATGCGCCAGATCATCAAGAAAACGCTGGCAGGCCAGGCGCACATATTCACAGGCAACGATTTCCCCCGCCACCACCCGTTCGGCGTAGCGTATGCCTTCTGCCACCTTAGCCATTAATCCCTCGCTTTCATGAACTCAGCCAGCGGATCATCATCTTCTGACTTTCCAACGCTGACTTTCGAACGACTGGCTGGAGTCATACCAAATTCCTGGAGCCAGCCCCTAACCTCTTTTCTGGCTTCTCGGCTCTCACCAAAAAAGTCGCTCGGTTTGACCCTGACATCACCGGTAGTAGTGGTGATTGCTTTTGTCGCGCCCTCGCGTTCCAGAGTTTCTTTAATAAGTCGATAGTCAACGTAGGCGTCGACCAACATTTCAAGAGCCTTTCCATCAAGCTCTGTGAGTACGCCGATCCCTGCTAATTGATCGCCCAATCGCTTAAACCAGTACTTACCCTGCTTATCGAAATGCTTCGGAGTTGGGGGAACCCCTTTTGGGGGTTTTGGCTCATCTTTGTTGATCGGGCGCTTGGATGGGTTACCCCTCACCAAACGCAGATGGCTCGGGGTTTTCGGTGGTCCAGACATAATCGAAAACTCCTATTAATGATCGGCTGGGGATCCCCAAAAAAAGTTTCGCAACCTGCGGCGGTGTGAAGAAAGGTCAGGCGTCGGTCCCTGGGGCGCGCGGCTGTAGGGATTTGATCCCCCCCCCACCATGATGATAATCGTTATCATTAACATCGAAATGATTGCATTTGAAATGATTTCACTATTGCTTTTCGGTGGCCGTTTTCCTGCGGTGGCAAGGCCAGCAAAGGCTTTGCAGGTTGGCGTCATCATCGGTACCCCCTTGTGCCTTCGGCTTGATATGGTCGACGGTCACAGCAGCCACAGCGCGACCCTCTTTGAGGCATGACTGGCACAGGTGGTTATCGCGGCTCAGGATGCGAGTGCGGCGAATCTCCCACTTGCTGCCATATCCTCGCTGATGTCTGCTCCTGCCCTGCTGGTGCTGCTCCCAGCCTTCGTTGCGGTGCTTATCGCAGTAGCCTGAGCGGTCCGTGGTAGTGCCTGGGCATCCACGCTTTCGGCACGCTCGCGGTATTAGCGCGGGCATCAGCGCAGCCCATACAGCACACCACCAGGCTTAAGAGCATTGGCAAGGGCATTATTCACAACCTGGTTAATGTGTTCCGTAATAGCAGCCTGAGCGGAAGCCAGATCCGCCATCGCCGCATCTTGTCTGGTTAGTGCTGCTTTTGTCGCTTCAATAACAGCGTTAGCAGCCTGCTGGATTTGCCGCTGGATGGTGGGTTCACCGCTGTCATTTACCTCAACCGTCACTTTGAAACGGTCAGCCCTGAACACCACTGACTGCTGCTCGTCGCCAGTTGGTTTCTCAACGAACTGGCCGCTGTCACGAACGGCGGCAATAACAGCATCTCGCATCTCATCAGAAAGTTTAATCGCAGTTGATAACGGGTTAATTCCAGTACAAGAGGTAGCTAAGTGGATAGTACTAATGCTGGCGTCAGCATCACCGGATAGTTCTTTGCTCATAGCCTTTTCAGGCGTAAGAAACCCACCACGCGGATAATGCAAATCATCAGCGACAGTAATGCCCCAACTATCGTTAAATGGATGTGGCACGCCGAGTTCATCCACGGCAATGGCCGAGAGTTCAAACCCATCAGGGCAAATCACATTCAGAGAACGCTTGAAACCTGAATCTGTTTTGCCCACAAAATCCAGGCGGCCAACCAACAACTTTTCAGCTTCATTGCTGGCGTACACGTGAACAGTAAGGTGATCACTGGAAAGCGTAGAGCCAAGTGATGAAATGTTGACGATCACTTTTTTAATCTGGCAGTTCATGTTTGTTTCCTTTTAGGTGTGAGCCTGACGCACGGGAAGACCGCCCGATAAAGCGGAATGCCCCAGGCTCACTACTGAAAGATATCGTTAGGGCGTGCGCGTGCGAGGCGCATAAAAAAGCCCCGCGATTGCGAGGCTATGATGATGCAGTTAACCAACCACCGGGCCGGATGTGCTCGTTGCTGTGGGATCTGGAGCGGCGGCTGATACTGCCTGGAGTTGTTTAAGACGGACCTGCACCAGAGCTTCAACCTTATCGGCTTCGGCCTTTGCAGCCGCTGCGGCTTCCTGTGCTTTCGCTTCGGCGTGGGCTTTGAACCAGTCACGGATTTTTACCCAGCCACCAGCGATGAGCAGGAATGCACTGGTAGCGGCGGAGAAGTACAGCAATACACTCTCAAAGAACGTCATTTCGTTTTCCCTTGCCTGAGTTGTTCAGCCTGCCGGATGGCGGCCAGTTGGTTGTTTGCTTTCTCTATCGCAGCCAGCAGAGGTTCTATCCAGAGAACAGCCTGGCAGTACGTCAGTTGGCTGGAGGGAGTGGGGGCACTACCGGCTTTGTCAGTTCCGGAGGTAGCGGATTGCATTGCCCCGGCACGTAGACTGTTCGTGTAGTTGAGCAGCCCGTCAGCAACATAAGCAGGCACAGGGTAATCACACGTTTTTTCACGGCGGAGTATCTCGCGGTATTCGATAACGGTTGTTTCTGCTTTGGCGTCCACGGCGGCATTAGCATCTGCGGTACCGGATGCCAGCGCGCTGAATGCCTGACTTTCTGTTGCCTGCTGTTGAATGACTTTCGCCTGCATCAGGACATTGGCATCAGCGGTATCAGCGCGGCTGCTGTTGCTCGCATAGCGGGAACCAAAGAACAGGCCAAGCCCGGACACCAGCAGGATCAGTAATACGATGATGCTGGCGCGTGCTTCGGCGCTCACTGGTCTATCCCCCAGCACGCAAGCGCACTTTCCTGGTCCCGACGTTCAATCTGCCCATAGCAGTTGTTGGAACGTACCCGGCAATCTTTGCCGCCGTCTTTAATCCACCAGCGGATAGCTTCACATGCGCCTTTGCGATCGCCTGCGTTCATGCGCTGGTAGAACGTCGATGGAAAACACTTGCCGGGGCCGATGTTGTACGGGCAAAACGAGGCAATCCCGGCCTTCTGCGGTTCGGTGAGCGGCACTTTGATGTTTCTGTCCACCCACGCCAGCGCCGCATCACGCTCTTTCGCGTTCACTTGGTCACATTTAGCCTGCGTCAGCTTCATGCCCTGCACCACCGGCTTACCATCCACCAGCGTGGCACCACGGCAAATAGTCCAGATGCCGGAACCGTCGCGATATGCAGTTAGGCTGTTCCCCTCTTTCTCATTGAGGAACTGATCGAGGATGACCGTTGCTGGCGCACCAGCAAGGACCAGACCCAGTACTGCGGCGCTTAACTTTGCCTTCGCTCCCATTACTGGCCCCTGGCGGCTTTTCGCCGATCCTCTTTGATTTTGAAATACAGATTGGTCAGATACGTCAGCAGACCAAAAAGAATACTGGCGAGAACACCAATTGCCGCCCACTGCGAGGGCGAGACTTTATCCAGTAGCTGGAGCACCCAGAACCCTCCGTTTGCTCCGGCAAAACCGTAGCTCACACCAGTTGTGATTTTGTCCATTCGATACATGCTCCACCTCCGCTTTTGGGAAGTGCTGTGTGGTTAGATTGGGGGATAAAAAAAGACCTGCTCGGACGAACAGGTCTAAATCAGGGTATGCTCATTTTTATTGTGCGTGGTGCCGGGTGCCTCCCGGTGAAACACTGACTGGACAGCGTTCCGCATGCATCTACTTCCGAGGAGAACCAGTAATGCCCCGCCGCACAGGGGGGCTCACCACATCAACAATGTAAATTTTTTCGGATAATAACGTCAAGCGAATGGCTTCGGTCGCCGGAGCAATCACAACCAGACCAGTAGAGGGAACGGTCCAGCGACCAAAGATGGCGGCCTCAGCGCAAGCGCCTGACGGTTGGGCAATGAGCCGCCGTCAGTGAGGCCTGAATACAAAAAAGGCCCGCCGAAGCGAGCCTTAAAAATGACAAAGGCACCTGTTAAGGTGCCTTATCCACAGGGGCGGCAGGCTTGTCATCACCGTCTTGCCGCTCCTGGCTTCCTGGCGGAAGTCTCACAAGTCCCATAAGGGTACGGGCACAGTATTAGGCAACAATTAACATAAGTCAACCCAAGACATGGCCGGACAATTCAAGATACCAAAACCATAAGCTATCTAATTAAGTGAGGCATCCCCATGCCATGAAGTATTCCATTCCTGATCAACTCAAACTCTTGCGTGCTGATTTGAGGAACGATGTAACTACGCCCCTCCAATGTTCGAATCTTTATTCTATCAAGCCTTGCAAGTGATACCGTCATAACCATGTCGCATTTAACCCAGCAAGCAATATGCTCATTGCCAGGGATGGGATTAACAGATAGCTCATGGTGACAATCTCTTATCTGAATGGGTGCGGTTGTGCTGATTGGCACCACTGTAACCAATTGATTATGGTGGCGGTTCCTCGCGACAACTACTATCGGTCTCTTTTTGACAATTTCAGGCATAACCATTCATGCAAAATCGCACATCAGAACAGAACGCACAGCAGGTTGAAATTTTAATCCCATGAAATGATTCGCTTGGTGATGACAATTTGTTGATTTTACCCCAACAAAATCATGGATGCATTGTTATCATGGTTATGCGATGTTCAATAAAAAAGCCGCTCAGAGGAACGGGCAGAAATGTAGGCAATGCTGATTCTGTACCGGATCGAGAAGTACCTAATAGTCCGAGCTACCGATTTACCAGGAGAGCGCTCGCTTTTTCCGTTACTGCCTTTTAAACATAGCTGGAGAAGCCGAAACGACAACCCCACTACCAAATAGCTTAGTGGCATTGTGTGGTGCCGGGTGCCTCCCGGTGAGCCTTTGGTCAGCCACCATGACTCGCGCATACGGTTTAGCAAATAAAGCAATGCTGTTCACGCCCCTCCGCATAGGGGGATTCACCACTGGACTAATATAAAATCACTGCACCAGAGCCGTCAATGACTAGACGGATTTTATAAGGATATTGAAAAAAAGCCCACTCACAGGGAGCAGGCCTAAAGAGAAAAATAACAAAACAGAGAATACTGTGGCGCCGGGTGCCTCCCGGTATGCCTTCGGTCAGTTAACCAGGGCATGTGTGTAATAACACAACTTCAACTGATTACACCCCTCCGCTCAGGGGGATTCACCACATGGACAATATAAAATTGCCAGAGCTAATTCGTCAACGAGTTAAACTCATCGTTAAATCAAAACAATCGCTTTGACCATAAAAAAAACCTGCCACGGGACAGGTCATAAATCAGGGTTAGTTTTATAGTTGTTATGTATGATGCCGGGTGCCTCCCGGTGGGCAGTCGGGCAACTATGCACCTGCCCGTGTAAGCCACAGAGACAACAGACTGTCTTACACCCCTCCGCACAGGGGGATTCACCATGCGTCAAATTTAACATCTGAAGACGTTCGTTTCAATGCTATACGACGATGTGACAGGGGTACTGATGCAGTGCATCTCGCGAATACCCCTGTCGTATCGCCGGAAAGCAAAAACCCCGCCGAGGCAGGGTTTCGATGATTAAGCTGTGTGTCGAAGTGACCACTCTTAACACAATAATAGGTAAAATTCGTAACGAAAAGCTTTTTATGCAACTTTTACAACTCGATTTCGCTGCGTCCAGTCGTCCATTTCTAGTGTCGCTCCTGACATGATGATGCAGGCATCAATAAATGTTTCTGCAATCATCAGTTTCTGTCTGATTTTACCCTCAGAGCACTTCTCCCAGCGGGAAATTGTGGATTTCGAAACGTCATACATGTAGTGGAGCATAATAAGCTTAAGCTCATCATGGCGCCCGGTCTTACCCAACATACCCACTGCGGTATCAACAATGATGCCGTCGTTATCACAGCAGGACGGGCGGGATTTTCCTGCCTGAGGAATGAGTCCTTTGAATCCAGCGCCAACCGGAGACCAGTCAACCCGAGAACCTTCGTTAGAGGCCCATGCTCCCCATCGTTCAAGCACCATTTGAATATCACGCATTGTTCTCTCCCGATATTTCGCTGATGAGTAATCCCTGTGGGCTGAAATGTTTGAGACCTGATTCCATTTTCATTGCGCATTCTCCCACTTCTGACCGCTATAACGTTTAGTCTGTGTTCTTTGTTGTGGTGTGCACCGGCGGCGGGCCTCATCCTGGTCGACGGGCAGGAAGTGTCCGTTAAAGAAACGGCGATATACCGTGCCGAGCGCACCGTTGCGTTGTTTTGTGACATTGATTTCGGCGATACCTTTCGCCATTGACTCCGGGTTATAGACTTCATCGCGGTAGAGCATCATGATGATGTCCGCATCCGCTTCGATTTCCCCGGAGTTTTTTAAATCAGAGTTCATTGGGCGCTTATTGGGGCGTGATTCAACGCCGCGGGAAAGTTGACTCAGGGCGATGACGGGTATCTGGTTTGCCTTTGCCAGCCTCTTTAGCCCCTTCGACACCTCACCAACAGCCAGGTCATATCGTGCGGCACTCTGTATCCTGATAAGCGCCAGATAATCAATGACCACCAGTGCCATTTCCGGGTGTGCAATCTTCCACCGGGTGGCTGTCTGGCTAATCTGATCAAGCGTCAGGTTTGTGGCGTCAACCATCCAGACCTTGCGCCCGGTCAGTCGCCCGACGCCTGTCGTCAGTCGCGCCCAGTCCTCATCTTCAAATTTGTCTGCGGCCTTGAGGCGCGATACGGGCATTCCGCCCGCGGCGGAAACCATGCGCTCGGTTATCTGAATACTGGACATCTCCAGCGAGAAGAACAGTACGCCCTGCCCCCGCTCTGACACCTTATCGATAATATCCAGCGCCAGTTCTGTCTTGCCCATTGACGGGCGCGCGGCAATAAACACCAGGTCACCAGGTTCAATACCTCCCGTTTTCTCGTCCATCTCAGTAATGCCGGTAAGCAGCAGGTGACCCGCGTCGCGCCCCTGCATTCTGGCTTCCACCTTCTCAACGACGCCCGGGAGTAACTCATCAATCGCAACAGGCTGCACCAGTCCGTCATCGATACCGATGCAGGCCATAGCGCTTTGTGCCTGCTCCAGTGCAGCCACAGCAGCTTCACCGGTAGCAGCATTGCAGATACTATCCATCGCGGTTTCGATAACCTGATACGCATCCCGGACAGCTGCATTGCGCATCAGTGTTGCGACATACGAGGGTAGCGAGGATTTTGCCCAGGCGATGGGGGCCGTGGCACTGATAATGGCCTCATACCCGGGCATCTGACCGCACAGCAGTATCGGGTCAATAACGCCAGTGCCTCTTGCCTGTCGGCATACCCCGGCGTAAATATCCCGGTACTGGCTGACAGAAAACGCGGTTGCCGGCAGTCGGGATATCACATCCATCACTTCGGGATCCGCACCACGCAGGAGTATTGCGCCAATCACCGCCCCTTCCAGATCGGTGTTTTTCCACACAGGCGTCATTCGGTCACTCCATTGCCGCGATAGCTTTCCCAGTTAAACACCTGGCGGTTTCGCCCGCCGTCAGTGACGCGATCGACGATGCGCTCACCAATCGCATCTTTCAGTTGGTCAAATGTCAGGTTACTGATCAGGATGGTAGGCAAAATACTCTCGTAGCGGGCATTGATAACCTCCTGCAGGATGGCTGATTCGGCCAGGCTGCCAAACTGCACACCCACCTCGTCGATAATCAGCAGATCCAGTGAAATGAAGTGGTCCAGTACGTCATCCTCGGTGTGGTCGGAATTATTGCGCCAGGTGTTTTTTACGGCACGGGTCAGGCGCATAACGTCGGTGATTTCCACCCGCGCAAGATGGTTACGAATGATGGTTTTCGCCAGAGAAACGGCGAGGTGGTTTTTGCCTGTCCCGCATTTTCCCAGCATCACCAGTCCGGTTCCTGCAGCAAGGCGGTCTGGCCAGCTTTCGGCATAACGCTGACAGGCTGAAAGGTTTTTGGCTGCGCCCGGGGTTACGGGCTGATAAGTGGCGAATTCGCAATGTTCAAAGCGGCGGGCAATCCCGGCTTCGCTCAGCAGGTCAGACACGCGCAGCGAACGCAGCTTCTCGTCGACCTGAGCGATCTCATCGCGAATACAGGCGGGGCAACGTGAGACCTTGAAGTTTTCGTTGCCACGAAGGTCTTTGCCGATCAGCGTGAACTGCCCGAAATCGCCATGTCCGGCATTCGCAGTGCATTCAATGGTCCTGATTTCGCCACTGTGCCAGTGACCAAACTGCCAGGGTTTTTTATGCTCAACAGCAAATGACAGTTCTTCGTTGAGGTTTTCCTGCTGCGCTTTCAGCGCTGATTAAGATCCAACATGTTAATCACTCCGTTATCACCAGTTGCAGTCCGACTCGCCATAATCCTGCTCACTAAAACCCGATACCGGGAGTACGTTTCGTCGCCCACCTCCGGGAGCGGATGGTGCCTGCCAGGGTTCGTCAAAGTGTCGGTCAGGGCCGAAGAACGTCGCCGCCTGTTTCACGTACTGCGTTCCGGCGCTACCGGTTGCGCGGACATATGCCGCATAGCGATTTACGCCATCCAGCATTGCCACAGTGGTAACACCGTCTTTGATTCGAGCTTTCCAGGCTTTCCAGGCAGCAGCTTTAGAATTACCGCCAGCACGTTTAGGGTATGCCTGCCAGGCCTGCTCGAAGTCGTTGGAATAGTTCTCTTTGGAAGAGCGATTTTCAGAATAGGCTTTGCTACACACGCCAATATCTTGTGATTCTTGTTTTGAATTTACTTGTGGATCATGTTTTGAATTTACTTGTGGATCTGGGGTCAGATTCTGACGGGTGAAAACGCCATTTTTGTCAGAATCTGACGGGTGAAAACTGTCTGAACGTCCAGAATCTGACGGTTCAGATTTTGAAGGGTCAGAATCTGACGGGTGAAAACTGTTAGCCCTGCGTTGCTGTTTCATCGCGGCTACCTTGTCCTTCTCAATGCGTGCCAAAGCCTCCAGGCGATCAGCATTCAAATGATAAAGATTGGACGTGTTGCGATTACCTTTACGGCGTGAATCACGACGCAGCCAACCGGCAGACTCGAGTTCAGCAATGGCGGTTCTGACCGTACTTTCACCCAAACCCAGCTGGCGGCAAATGGTCTCAACGCTCGGATAGCAGACACCATCATCATTCGAGTAGTCAGCCAGACGAGCCATAATCACCAGCTTTGCACCCTTAATGTCATGCGCGGCGCATGCGTCCCAGACGTTACCGAGAATTTTGCTACTCATACAAACTCCTGAACTGGCGTGATTGTGTAGCCGCGAGCTGGCTCAATCCGAGTTTTAAGGCCTGTATCGTGGGCACCAATTTTTCTCACTTTCAGGCAAGCTGCGCGTTCAAGTGCCTTGATCTCCTTAAACATGGCTTGTTTTGAGCAGCAACAGAATTCAGCCAGGACCTGATGATCGATAACTCGCTCCCCCTCTCCATCCATAGATCCGCCCATCAAAATGCGAAGCATGACCAACCGCTGAAGTGGGTTATCGAATGTATATTCACGTACGAAGTCAGAGTGATTCATGATTCCTCCAGCATGCCGTGACATGTCACACCTCATTGCCCGGATGTGGGAAAACAAGCATTTCTCGCTTGAGGGGTTTTTTACCCACAAAAGTTCTACTTGCTGCTTCAATAGAAGTTGCAAGTTTTGGTGACGCATTTCTGTATCCGTAGGCAATAAGATTCAAATATCCTGTTGATGTACCGCTCTTAACTGCCAAAGCGTGCCACTCTTCTTTAGTGGAAGCACGACGCCAGGAAAGAAGTTCGTTTTCCATACCCACACCTCAATTTATCATTTTGGTAAAGTTTATCTTTACGATAACTATGAGGCAAGATAAATTTATCAAATTGGGTATTTATCATATTGCTAAAAAGTGGGAGTATTTGGTCATGGACATAAAAAACATTCGACGTCAGAACCTAAACAGGTTGATTGGTGAGTACATCGTGGAAGGTTATACCAAGGCACAAATTGCTGAAAAAATTGGTATACCCCCTTCTCAACTGAGTCAGTTATCTGGCTCTAACGCCTCTCGTAACATTGGTGACATAATAGCTAGGAGAATTGAGTCAAGTATGGGCCTGCCCCATGGCTGGATGGATTCAAAGAGAGCAGATGTTGATGCATCTGGTACCAAGCCTAACTTTTTCATAAATCCACTGACAAAAAATCAGCAACAATACCGAATTGAGGTGCTGGACACTGAGTTCAGTTGCGGAAGTGGCAGGATGAACATGGACTATCCTGAAATAGTTAAATCGATTGAACTTGATCCAGAGGAAGCTAAAAGGATGTTTGGTGGGCGTAGCCCTACCTCCCTGAAAATCTGCACGGTTGTCGGCGATAGCATGCTCGGGACTATTTTCCCTGGGGATCTTGTCGTTATAGACGTTACGGTAAACCGGTTGATAGGTGATGGGATTTATGCGTTCGTTTATGGTGACAACTTTCATATCAAACGCTTACAGCTGCTTAAGGACAAGCTGGTAGTCATCAGCGATAATTCAACTTACGAAAAATGGTTTGTATCTGAAACTGATCAAAGCGAGTTTCACATTCAGGGCTTAGTTGTCGGTAGATGGCAAATGTCATACAACCGTTTGGGGTGAGACTCATACATATAAAAAACCAGCTTCGGCTGGTTTTTTTATGCCCTGCACAAAATAATTTACTATATATATCAATATCATAACCACTAATTTATCATAATTTATCAAAAAGATATTTACCAAAATTTATCTTTGAGATAAAGTTCATTCATCGGCAAACAACGGAGCCAATGAAATGAATACTCAAATCACCGTAGCCAAAACCATCGGCAAAAGAATATTAAATCAAAGATCTTCGCTTCGACTCTCTCAGGATTTTTTGGCTGATCATCTTGGTTTAACAACCGAAACCATTAACAACTGGGAAACGGAAAAAACTGTTCCGTTTGCTTACCAGTTAATCCAATTGGCTAACATTCTTCATTCTGATGTTCTGTGGCTCATTTCAGGAAACGAGCAGTGCGGTGAATTTACAGAACCAACAAGTATTATAACGTCCAATCAACTTAACTCATGGCTTGCTGATATTGGCAATTGCAGAATGGCTTTATCTAACGCTATGGATTGCATGCCTCCGGAATTGTCGGCTATCGGTACACTAACTATCGTTTATGAAAAATTAGACGACTTGCAAGAAGCCATCTGCAAGCAAGCCGACAAAATTTAAAATTAATTAACATTATTTAATTAACACCTTTCTTGGTGGGGAAAAACTCACCCTGAGGAAATGAAAATGCAAAATTCCGTCGCAATTAATCAGCCAGTTAAAACGCCTCAAATGCTGTTCGGAACTGACAACATTAATGACTTTGGCAACCGCGTTCAAAGCTGCCGGATGGAAGGTGATTCAATGCAGCCGACCATCGAACCATGTGAGGTTGTGGCTTTCGTTGATTGCGGTGGATGTGCGCTTACCTCTGGCATTTATGTTTACACAATGGATGCTTTTGGTCGCCCATGCATTTTCATTAAGAGAATTGAGCCATTAGCTGATGGCTCATTAAAAATCATCTCTGATAACCATCATTACGAAACATTCACCCTTAACACCGATGAACAGAAAGAAATCAAAATTCACTGTCGGGTAGTAGCTTCTTTAGCTGTGAGGCGCTTCGTATGACTTTCATCATTGATAAATCGGCATATAGAACAGCATGCCTTTATGCGGCCTGCGGTTACGAGGTAATCGCTCGTCTTTATCTTAAAAAAGCATATGGTCGTTAATTATGGGTGTTTTAAAAAGACAGGATATTCAGGAAGTGAATATCAAAGCGGAGAAGTTGTCAGTCTTGACGCAAACATTATTTGAATATCACGACAAGTTAGACAGATTTCAACTTAAAACAATATGCGCTCTGGTTTATGACCTCGCCGCTGAGATTCATGGATGGACCGAAAAAGAAGAGGAAATAGTTATGGGTTTGGAGGAGGAAAAGCGCAATGGATAAATTAATCGAGACATATCGACGCCGAATTTTAAAAGCAGCGTTATTACGCCACCAGCGAAAAACAGGAAGTACCTGCATTGTTATTAGCCTGCCGAAAGGTGGAATTAAAACGCTGGAGCTAACCGAATTACTTTTGGATGGACTTCTTTGCCGTTTCGAGAGGCTGGCGCGTGGGCAAGAAGGTTCCGTGAATGGTGATAAATCAATCCGGGATATATATCGCAATGCAGTCGATGTGAATGGTCATGGTGAATTCCTGACCGAGAGCGGAAAATTGCTGATAGATGACCTAGTTGCAGAGCTGGTTAATCACGCAAAGAAAATGGCCGCAATTAAACAGGAGCAATCATGACCATTACTGCATTACGTGTACCTGAATGGGTACATGAACAAGCTGTTATTACCGTTCGCCGGTTCCGTCAGCGCCGCATCCAGGCCACCAGGATTATGTGCGGCAACATCAGCCTCAAAGTGAATCGCCGCTGGCGGCTGCTGTCGCGTGACGGCGGTAAGAACTGGATCGTCATGAGCCATGAAAAATACAACGGAGCGAAAGACAGAAAATGAAAGATACTCGCACCTTTAGCATGATTGATTTCGCATTACAGCGGCATGACACCCCTGCCGGCCCTCTTTTTGTTGCTCAGCGTCATGGCCGCATTAAAAAGTGTTTCACCCAGGAAACGGCAATCCGTTATCTGGCCTTCTTCATGACCAGCAAAGCTTTCGAACATTCGGGATTTCGGCAGCGGCACCCAATGGTACGCATTGACCGGGATGACCGGGAAGTCTGGCGTGATGGCGAAACTACCACCGAGTACCTGGAAGCTCACCAGCGTTGCGTTCGTCGCCTTCGCCGTATCCTGGCAAAAAAGCGCGAGGCTAAACAGTGGTGCGAAAAATGGGACGCGTTTCATGACCGCTATGTGAAAGAGCGTGACGATCTGCAGGCCAGCAAACCGGTGGGGGTGCGCTGATGGCAAGCCAGGATAAACCAAATCTGTTGTCTGTTGAGTCTGCACATCGGGTTTCTAACGTGAAACACCTGCGTCGGCGGTCGAAAATTTACAGTCCGGAAGAGTTTCTGGCTCTGCCAATGGTGCAGGAGTTTATCAAGAACAACCCGAACCAGTATTTCGTCAATGAAGAGACTGGCGAACAGATGATGGCTCAGGAACTGGCAGAGCTTTATTGCTCGGTCAATAACGGAAAGAAGATAAAAAAAGCCCTACGTCGTGCATTTGGAGAAAAAGTATGAATACCGTAACCATCAATAACAAACAACTTCCAGCAGTCGAGTATCGCGGGCAACGTGTCGTGACATTCTCCATGATTGATGATGCCCATAATCGCCCAGATGGCACGGCCAGCCGCGCATATCGTGAGAATCGCGATCGCTTCATTGAAGGTGAGGATTTCTTTTCCGTTAGCACCGACGAAATTCGTCGGGACAATTTTTATACGCTTTCTTCAATGGCTCGTGGCCACGTCACTTTTCTTACTGAATCCGGCTACCTGATGCTGGTGAAGTCTTTCACCGACGATTTAGCCTGGCGAGTTCAACGCGAGCTGATAAACGGGTATTTCCGGTCCCGGCATGCGCAACCTCTTACCGAAATCGAGATGATCGCCGCAATGGCCGCCGATGCCGTTCGCCAGCAAAAGCGACTAAGCCATGTCGAAGAGCAGATTGATACTGTCACCGAAGCCGTAGAATACATTAAGCGCGGCAACATGCGTGCTGGTTATGTCGGTTATCGCCAGGTGGTCGCCCAAAGCGGCATGACCGATGCGAAGTGTCGCAATCTGGTTAACGCCTACCGGATCCCGACTGACACCCACGAGTTCATGACGCCGGATGGGTTGCTTTCCCGCCGGGCTATCGTGGAGCTTGAGCCTTTCATGCGCACATTTCGCCAGATGATGTCCGAAGCAGAGCCGCGTGGCACACGCTGGTATCACCCGAAGATGGGCTTGTTTCAGGCTATTGGCTGGGAGGAAAAATGATGAATCTCCTGCCATGTCCGCTTTGCGGAAACGATCAGATCGGGGCTACAACGGTCATTTCATCCGTACCTGAGCATACTGAATGGGTTTCTCTGTACTGCTCGTGCTGCGGATTGAACCTGCCACCGAATGATCGTGAAGCGGCGTCGCTTATCTGGAACCAGCGAGCACCACGCCCCGAAAACGACCGGGAGCCGAAAGCATGAATATTGATTTCCAGGATAAAGGTGCCGTGGCCACGATATCCATCACCAGCTCCGTATTTGAGTTCCGGCGTCACAATCGCGTGGTTGATACTGTGCTTTTCCGGGAGTCGGGAGTCATCCACACGCGCAGCGGCTTTTTCCGGATGAAGACAGTTATCTCTGGCCCGTCAAATCGCATGCTTCGGGCATACAAGGTTGCACTACAGGAGGCTGCACGATGAGCAACGGTAATTTCCCAACATTTCCTGTCCCAGCTCGCCCCGGGTGTGGGCTGGGCGACAAAGGTATGACTTATCGCCAGCACCTCATTGCTCAGCTTGCACCCATCGTTATGGATGCGTTTTTCAATCAAGACTTTTGGGAGAATTACAACGAAATGGCTGGCTCTTTGATGAATGCCGTTGACGCGATTGTTGCTGCTGAACAGGAGACATCAAAATGACGCAGAAAATCCTTATTGATACCAGCAATCTGAGCACCATTGCCGTTTGCCTGGAGCAATTGGTCAACGCTGAGCGTGCACAGTTGAGTATTGAGCATCAGCTCGATCAATCAACCAGCAGCGCTGAATTTAGTTCATGGAGGAAAAGTGCGGAAAAGGCTTTGCGCGCGGTGAAAGCGAAGCGTCGCCTTATTACCGCACAACTCGCAGTCCTCCGTCAGCAGGAAAAAGAAAAGAACGAAGAGAATCGCCAGCAGCACAATGAATATCTCATTGCAGAGCTTCGGGAGATTGTTACGCCTTCTTCTTTCGTTCGCTGCGTCCGTTATGCAACCGACAAATTGGAGGCCGCCAGTGAGTGAACAAAATGTATTCGAACTTGTGAAGCTGATTAAGGCAGCTAATGGTGATCCATCATCCATTACTGACGTGATTTGGGAGGCTGGCTATCGCCAGCCGGAACGGACTGCAGAAGAAGCGGCAAAGATAACGATTGATGTATTTTTTCACTGTAATGCCTTTGGCATTTCGGCGGAATTCTGGCCGGATAATTACGACAGCATTTTGTTAGATCAATTGATGGCAGCGGTGGGAGGAAAGGATGGTGAGCTTTTGGGGGGCGAACCTTCCGCTATTGCAAAAAGTGTAATCGCTGCTGGTTTTGCGAAAAAGGTATGAGGTGGGTATGCAGACAATTATCCAGGTGGAACCAAATGAATGGGTTACCGAGCAGCTACTGATTGCGGTCACCGGCTTGAAGCCAGGCACTATCGCTCGGGCGCGAAAAAACTCCTGGCTTCTTGGCCGGGAATATAAGCACGTTTCACCGGACGGGGAACCAAAGCCCACCAGCGAATGCATGTACAACCGTAAAGCAGTTGACGCATGGGTTGCCGCACAAAAACAACCAATATGGTGATCGGGTTCGATGAAAAAGGTAATCTTGTATGGCTCCTGGACGTCAGGAGGAAATTATGAGTAAAACCTCATATCCAACGGGCGTTGAGAATCATGGCGGATCACTCCGCATATGGTTCAATTTTAACGGCCGGCGCATCAGGGAAAATCTCGGTGTACCTGATAACGCCAAAAACCGGAAGGTGGCCGGGGATCTGCGCACATCGGTTTGTTTCGCTATCCGCATGGGTAGTTTTAATTACGCAGCGCAGTTCCCGAACTCCCCTAACCTCAAACTGTTAGGTCTGGAGAAAAAAGAAATCACCGTAAAAGTCCTTGCTGAAAAATGGCTGGAACTGAAAAAAATGGAGATTAGCGCTAACGCACTGAGCCGCTATCAGTCGGTGGTAAGAAATATGGTCCCGCGTATCGGTGGTAACCGGATGGTATCGGCGGTGTCCAGAGAGGACCTGCTGTTTATCCGTAAGGATCTTCTTACCGGGCAGCACTCACCCGGGCGAGGAAAAAATCCGGTTATTACTGGCCGCGCAGTACCAACGGTCAATTACTACATGACTACCATGTCGGGCATGTTTCAGTTCGCTGCCGATAATGGCTACGCATCCGTCAATCCATTCGACGGGATCACACCACTAAAAAAGTCGAAAGCTGAACCTGACCCATTAAACAGGGATGAGTTTTTGCGTTTGATAGAAGCCTGCCATCACCAGCAAATCAAAAATCTCTGGTCGCTGGCGGTTTACACGGGGGTACGTCATGGGGAACTGGTCGCGCTTGCATGGGAGGATATCGACCTCAGGGCGGGAACGATGACAGTCAGGAGGAATCACACTTCGCAGGGAGACTTCACCCTACCGAAGACCGATGCGGGCACCGACAGAGTGATTCATCTTATTCAGCCGGCCATTGACACCCTGAAAAACCAGGCGGAGATGACCCGACTTGGGCGGCAGTATCAGATTGAAGTGAAGTTGCGGGAGTACGGGCGCTCAACCATGCACCCCTGCACCTTCATCTTTAATCCTCAGGTGACACGCAAAAACAGCTACGCCGGGCACCACTACTCTGTGCGTTCGGTAAGTTCAATCTGGGAAACGGTAACCAAACGCGCCGGAATAAGATACCGCAAAGCTTACCAGTCACGCCACACCTATGCGTGCTGGTCTCTGTCTGCAGGTGCCAACCCGACATTCATCGCCTCGCAGATGGGCCACAGTAGTGCCCAGATGGTGTACAGCGTCTACGGTGCCTGGATGGCAGAAAACAGCGCAGAGCAGGTTTCCTTGCTGAATCAGAAGCTTTCGGCTTATGCCCCATCCATGCCCCAGAAGGCGCATGGAGGTACGTAGAAGTCAGTGATATCGAGGTCTGCAGGCTCAAGACTGAACATATCAATACC